CTTCTTTTCCTTCTTTTCCTTCTTTTCCTCGACAATTTCTTCTACATTTTCTTCAGTATCATTTAAAACCTCTGTGTCTGTATTAGTATTTACTTCAGTATCAGTAATTGTTTCTTCATCTTCCTTGATAGTTTTCTTGTATTCATTCCACTCTTCAGCAAGCTTTGAAAATATTTCAGTGTTGGTAAGTTCAGGATTTTCTTCCTTAATCCTCTTATAATTATCCTTAAGAAACTGCTGATACTTTTTGAGCTTCTTTGGCTTTTCATTTCCATCTTCATCAACTTCAATAGCCTTCTTAGTCTTCTTAGCAACCTTTTTCTTTGCATTTTCATTAGCTTCCTTCCTAGCCTTCTTATTTTCTTCTTTAATCTCTTTGATAATATTCTTAGAATATGCCATGATTTCCTTATCATCAAGAGTGTCAGGCATATTCTGAATACGTTCCTTGAAAATAATGGAGAAGGAAGAAGAAGAAGTAGTAGCCATTTCTATATGCGGTTTTTAATAAGCTTTTACTTAAACGACTTTATAAGACTTTCTTAAGACTTTGGAGTAACTTTTAAGACTTTAGTAGTTAGAGTAGTTGGCGTAATAGTATTAATAATTAAATTTTATCAATTTTTTATATTTAGTTAAAATAATAGAACAAATTAATATCAAAAACAAAAAAATATAAAATATAAAATATAAAATATAAAATATAAAAATGCTAAAATCTATCAATGTATACACCATAGTAATATAATTATATCATAAAATGATAATTAATTTTTATATTTTGTATGGACATTCCTGTATTTCAAATCTGCCACTTTTTAAATTCATTATGTTTATAGAAGAGTTCGCGTATCTTGTTCTAAATTATTTATACTATTCTTTCTATACATTACTTAATTATTATCAACGCAAATATTATAAGTAGTTATAGAACCTATATTTTTTAAAAACACATTTTATTTTTTATAATTTCAAATTTTTGATTAAAATTTATATTTTCCAATTCATCATATATGTTTTTATTAAATTGAATTATATATATTATTTTTTATAGACCTTACTATATTATTATCTTTCCAAATATTTGATAATACACTATTCTTTCTAGACCTTACTATATTATTATCTTTCCAAATATTTGATAATACACTATTCTTTCTAGACCTTACTATATTATTATCATAAGAAATATTTGGGCAAATATTATAACTAGTTATAGAACCTATATTTTTTAAAAACACATTTTCTTTTTTTATAATTTCAAATTTTTGATTAAATTCTATATTTTCCAATTCATCATATATGTCTTTACTAAATTGAATTGTGTCTATGTCGGCGGTTGATTGCAATCTCGATGCCATATTTACTGTATTTCCAACAACACACAATCTCGGTATTTCAGTTCCTAATATTCCAACACTAATATTCCCCATATTTATTCCAATTCTTATACATAATGGAATACTATCAGGCGTTTTTATTTTTTTAATTTCTGTTATAATATCTAATGCAAATAATATGATTTCTTTTATTACAATTTGATGATTTATAATGTGTCTAAAAATGTCTCCAACGACCATATACGCATCACCAATTGTCTCTATTTTTTGTAAATGTGGATATTTTTTTATAACATTATCAAAGGATGTATAAGTACAAGAAAGCATATCAAAAATAATTTTATCATCATATTTTTTTGCTAATTCTGTATAATTTACAATATCTGTGAAAAGAACACAAATCATATTAAATTGTTTTGTGTTTTTGTTTGTGTTTGCGTTTGCGTTTGCATTTGCGTTTGTGTTTGCGATTGTGTCGATATAATTCTTACCATAATTAAAAGGCAATATTTTTTTAAGTAATTCTTGTTCCAAAGCAACTTTACTTTCAGGTATTTTTATCAAAAAATTTTGAGTAGTTAAAGAAATATAATTATCACATTGTAGAGTTATAACAGCATTATCATTTTTATATTTTTTAATATTTTCTATCATATAAGATGTAAATTGGACTGATTGTAAATCCATTTTATTTGTTTGTGTTATTTGTTTTTCATTGTAATCATTTACTATTATATTTGTTATAATTTTGCTTATTAAATCTGCATACGAATAATATATATTTATAGTATATATATCTAATAATTCAAAAACATCAAGAATATTTAAAAACATAAATATATACCAAATATATATATAAATGTTAGTAAATGTATAACCTTGTTTTGAGTGAAGATTTTTCATAAAAAGTATGTACAATATCCACGAAATTTTTATAAAATAATTAAAAACTAATGTATTTTTGTATGAATAAATAAATATATTTATCAGCGTAGGTATTAAATGATAATGTATTTTTAAGTTTCTTATATTCAATTTATTAACATCACAATACATTTTAAGCATTAATGGTGTAGCAAAAAACCACATAATATTTCTACTTGACTCATATTGACTTAAAGTCATATCATTATTCAAAAAAGTAGATAATAAATATTTTATATAAACAAATGATAACGTTATTGAAATATTATTATCTGAATTATAATTTATATAATTTTTTATAATATAAATAGTATATATAGAAATAGCAAATAAATTTTGATATATAATAATATTGTAAAAAAATTTGTTATCTTTAATCATTTTGTTGTTTTCTATTGTTGAATATTTAGACAAAATATAATTTATTAAAAATATCATCGGAATTACAGTATAAGAAAATATATAAAAAAAGTTTCATTATTATATAATACTAAAATCTTTTTGTATTTGAAAGTATTTAAGAGATAACATGAATATTTGCTATATATATCATCAGCGTTGTTGGTTGGGATTTATATGGAAAGAGTTGAATAAATACTAATAGAATGATATAGTTTCTAAAAAGCATATTATGAATGAATTTAAAAATAAAATTATTATTTTGGATGACGCAAAAGTAGTCAAACTAGTCATTGAAAACAAAAGTAAAAGAATTAATTAACGCAATCATTTTCTATATGCTGTTTCTTATAAGAATTTTACGAATTCTATAGAAAATTACTTTAGTATGTTGAATTCACGTTTTAAAAAGTAAAAAGTTATATGTATTAACTTATGCCTAATTAAAGCGGTATATAACAAATGTTATACTAGCAATACCAAAAGAAAAATATAAGAATATAGTGAAAAGAGTATATTAAAGACCGGAAAAATATATAAGTAAGAACAAAATAAGGAAGCTATCAAAGAAAAACTATATTAAGGAAAATATAAAAAATAAAATATAAAAATACATAATATACATTATAATAATATCTAAATTACACATTATAATCCATTATAATTTAATCTTTATTTTAATGCTTCTTCTTATTCTTCTTTTCTTTCTTTTCCTCGACAATTTCTTCTTTTTCTTCAGTGTCATTTAAAACCTCTGCTTCTGTATCAGTAGTTTCAGTAACGTTATTTGTTTCTTCATCTTCCTTGATAGTTTTCTTGTATTCATTCCACTCTTCAGCAAGCTTTGAAAATCTTTCAGTATTGGTAAGTTCAGGATTTTCTTCCTTAATCCTCTTTTGATTATCCTTGAGAAACTGCTGATACTTATTGAGCTTCTTTGGCTTTTCATTTCCATCTTCATCAACTTCAACATCCTTCTTAGTCTTCTTAGCAACTTTTTTCTTTGTATTTTCAGTAGCTTCCTTCTTAGCCTTCTTATTTTCTTCCTTAATCTCTTTGATAATATTCTTAGCATATTCCATGATTTCCTTATCATCAAGATTTTCAGACATATTCTGAATACGTTCCTTGAAAATAATCGAGAAGGAAGCAGAAGAAGAAGTAGTAGCCATTTTTATTATGCGGTTTTAATAAACTTTTTACCTTAAGATGACTTTGTAAAACTTTGGAGTAACTTTTTGATACTTTATATGACTTTAGTAGTTAGCGTGTAGTAGTATTAATAATTAAATATTATCAATTTTTTATATTTAGTTAAAATAATAGAACAAATTATTAATAAATTTTTAAATTAAATATATTACAATATATATCTATAAATTTTATTGAATCGATATAAAAATTGATGCTAGAACTCTATAATATATATATAAATACAAAATAATATTAACAGATAATAATATGTCATATAAATATAAAATAATATTAAAAGATAAAAATAATATAATAGCAGATTGTATATATAGTAAAATTAAATTTATTAAACACCATAATAAAGAAGTATTAATAACCAATACTAATATATATATTTATAATCATATTAATCTACCTATATATGAAAAAAAAGATATTGAAAATATAATAAATGATTATGGAATACAAAATGCTATACAACATTTTGTTTTAAATAAGAAATATTATGATAAAATATTAGAATTAGTGGAAAACAATGAAAATAAAATATATATAGGAATTGCTTACTATATATTAAGAGAACTTTTTGATTATATTGTAGATATTTAGATAAATATTTTATTGTTTCCATTTTTTACCACAAATTAAACATTCCATAAATAATGTTGATGCTTCATCCCCTGATCTTGTTTGTAATTCATAATAGCTTACTTTTTTACTTTTACATCTCATACATGTAATCATATCAGACATAGCAACAATATTAAATTCGTAAGCTTCTTTAATACGTAAATTATCTTTATCAATAATACTTTTCCATCTTTCAGGAAAAATGTTATGGGATTGCATATATGGAAGCATATGCGGATTGAATTCCTTATATTCTGTCATTCTTTTTAGTAAATCTTTGTTGCCGATATAACTATTAGTTTTTAGATTAGAGTAAATACTACGTGCAATATTAATATATGTATCTATAAATAATTGACATTTCCAAGATAATTGAATTTTATTAGATAAGGCATAATCTATAGTACAATTAAATACGCCTATCTCTAAATCTGTAGCTTCTAAAGGGGAAATATATATATTATTAATTAGTAAGCTATGAAATTCATCTCTAACCTTATGTTTATTATATTGATTTATTTGCTCATCAGTTTTAATTGAATTTTCATTTGAAAATTTTTTTATTTCTTCTTCTAAATTATATAATTTATAATTTGTACTCATAATTTAATTCAAAGTATAATTAATTATAATATTCTATCAATTTTTTATATATAAATAGTAAAAAATGATATATATATATAACTCAAAATAATTATAAATTATAATGAATTATAAAATAGATATAAATAAATATATAGATAATGATGTTAATTTAATTGAAATTTATCTGATAAAAGATAAAAATGAACATTCAATTGATGTATCATCGAGTGATATATTAGAACAATCAATAGATAACATATATAAAAAAAATAAGGTTGAAAAATATATATCATATTATAACAGAGAAAAAGTATATACTTATGAATTATCTAATGATAATCAATATGTTTATACAAAATTTAAGAAACATTTAGATATTGTTGATAATATTTTAGTGGTTGCTTCTAAACACGATAAGCAACCAAATTATACATTTCCTTGTACTAACGATATTGATAATATATCTCAATTTACTATAAAAGAGTATAAAATATCATATCGTATATCATTATTTATAAGATATGATATTAATATTGATAAGACGATTAAAACATTTTATATAGAATATAAACATTCTCAAAATGTTGATATAGATAAGATAAATGAACAAATTAATAAAATAATTACAAAAATATCAAATTTCTAAATATATTTTACAAATCAACTTTATTTTATATTGTTTGTCGAATACAATATATTATATATTTTTTAAATTTATTATTATATACAATAATAAAAATTGATATAATATTTATGTATATAAATATATATATATTGATATGACTTCTTGTTCATTTATGTCATTTATTGATTTTGCGAATTTATTAAATAATAACATTGATAATATTAATAAAAATGATATACTATATAATATTAAAGAATTATATGATTACAATACAAAGCATCTTATTATACGCAAATATAATATTGATGATATTAAAGTTAAGAGAATGCTCTCTGTTATTAATAATTATATTGATTTTTATGGAACTGATAAGAATTTCGATAGAAAAAAATTAGAATTTGAATATAAAAATAATATTATTGATAATATTAGTAATAAATTAAATCCTCCTAAATGTTTCTTTACAAGATCAAGAAGAGATTATCTTGATTATGAACATAAAAATAAAGTAGAAAATGATAATTGCGATATTAATAATCATTATTATAATATTAATAAAAAATACGAATACTACAATAATCTTGTTAAAAAATCTGATACAACTGAAGAAGAATTTAATGAATATTATAATCCATATGAGAATTATGAAGATGATTACGTGTCGTGTAGTTGTAATAGCGAAGATTATTACTATGAAAATGATATATTAAGCGATAATAATGATAGCGATTATTATTCAGACGAATATTATTAATATCACATAACTTAACTACTTTACCTTAATTTTATCTTAATTCTTTAATTTATTATACATATAAATTTTTTATTTTTATAATAATTTAAATATATAAAAAAATGACTATTATTTATAATATTTCTATATAACTTTATAATTCTCTATATTTATAGAGATGACTAATGATATATATATAGGAGCACATATAGGTCGAGATGAAAAAGGTATTATTGAAACTATGAATAATATAAAAAAAAATGGAGGAAATGCTTTACAGATATTTGTATCTAATCCAAGAAGTAATACCATAACAAATATGGAAAGTTATATTAAAATTGCTCCGTTTATAAAAAAATATTTAAAAGATAAAAATTTTAAGATAGTAATTCATGCACCATATACTATTAATATAGCAAAAGATAGTGTTGAATGTAAAAGAACTATGTTATTGGAAGATTGTTATTGGATAAAATTATTAATTAATCAATTGATAATATCTGATATGATAGGTTCAGAGGGTGTAGTATTACATGTTGGTAAATATGTAGGATTATCACCTGAAAAAGGTTTACAAAATATGAAAACATTAATAGAATATTTAGTAAAAGTAATGGAAGCTAAAAATTTAAAAACAAAATTAATTATAGAAACACCAGCTGGTCAAGGAACAGAATTATTAACAAATTTAAATAATTTCGTTGATTTTTATAATGAGTTCTCTAAAAAACAACAAAAATATTTAGGAATATGCTTTGATACAGCACATACATGGGCATTAGGATATGAATTAATAGAGGCTTATAATATTCTATTAAAAAAAAATAGTTCTGATATAACTATAATTCATTTAAATAATAGTTTAGTTAAAAAAGGTTCATTAAAAGATAGACATTCTGTTCTATTAGATGGTGAAATATCTGTAGATATGATGAATGATTTTATATCAAATCTTGGCAAAAAAAATATACCGATTATTATATTAGAAACACCTTCAGATAATTATAAAATAGAAATAAACCATATTAAAAATTTATTAGAATAAATTTAATTATTATTTTTATGAAGATACAATTAGTTACACATTTGTATTTTCTGTAGTTTCTGTAGTTTCTGTAGTTTCTGTAGTTTCTGTAGTTTCTGTAGTTTCTGTAGTATCTGTAGTTTCTGTAGTATCTGTATTTTCTGTAGTTTCTGTAGTTTCTGTAGTTTCTGTAGTTTCTGTATTTTCTGTATTTTCTGTATTTTCTGTATTTTCTGTAGTTTCTGTAGTTTCTGTAGTTTCTGTAGTTTCTGTAGTATCTGTAGTTTCTGTAGTATCTGTATTTTCTGTAGTATCTGTAGTTTCTGCCTTATTAGTAGTATCTATATTAACATTATTATTTTTAGCTTCATCAAAAAACTTATTCATCTCTTTATCATAATCATCGCATAATTCTCTTATACCTTCCCATTTACATTGTGTTTCGGTTATATTTTTAATAGATTTTTCTTGAACATCCCATAACTCGATAAGAGTATTTAAAACATTTTTATTATTTTTATTATAAATAATCTCAATTTCTTCATATTTCATATATTCAGGAGCTTGTTTTATTACTTCATCCATTTAATACTATTGTAGATATTAAATAACATAATTTTTATATATTTTTATATGTTTCAATTTTAGTTTTATCATAAATATATTCAGATAATTCATATGCTATTTCTTCATAAGGATGTTCATTATGATATCCTCCCGTTACATCGCTTATACTTTTGGGAGTATCACTATTATAAGTACATATCAATATTTTATTAGTAGATATTTGTTTATAAATTTTGTTATTAATATCAGGATTAGCTCTTATATATTTAAGTTTGCTAGTTAATTTTAAGTCATTTTCTATTATTTCATTTTCTAATTCAATATACCCCATTTTTTTAATTACTTTATTAAATATTTCTTCATTATATCTTTGATATATGTGTATCTTTTCATGTATTAATATTTTAACTATATCCTCTTCATCATAGTTAAAAAAAGTATTTGATAAAAATATTATATTTTTTCTTGTATGTGGATATCCTTCTTCATATTTAATTTCCTTATCATTTTCATTATTATTTATAATTGTTTTTGCGAATATCCATTTAATATTTGCTATATCATTTAAATTAATATAATTTATATAATTTATATCTATAATTTTAATACTATTTAATAATTTATCAGCAATTATAGTTGCCTTATTTAATATTTGTATTTCACTTTCTGTGAATGATGATACTATATTTTTAAAGTTTTCTTTATATTGATTTATTGAACTTACATTTCTTGCATATAAATCAATATCTGAAAATTTATTAAGATAATTATCTTCGTCTTTTGTTAAAAATGCTAATGTTTCTTCCTTATTCATATAATAATTTCTATTTTTCCTATCAAATGAAGAATATACAAAATAATAGATAACTAAAGATATACTTATTATAAATATTATAAATAATAGAATAAATAACATATAATTATATATCATATTAATACTAATATTATATTATAAAATTAATACTAATATTATATTATAAAATTAATACTAATATTATACTATTTATATTTTTAATTTAATAGTGTTCTCATATTAGTATTTTGTTTACATATATTTAGCATTTTTTCCCATCGTAAATATCTTTTATACTACTTCTTCTACTTCTTTATCTTTTTTTCCATCTTTTTTTTTACTTTCTTTATCATTTTTACCTATTTTATTTTTTTTATTTTTATATTTTTTATTAAAGCATATTTTTGGATGATTAGTAATTTTATTTATACTTTTACTTTTAATTACATGATTCATTGTAATATAATCTGCTTTACAATACACATTTTTGTTATATTGCGAAGTTTCAGCAATTTCTTTTATAATATCTTCTTTAAAAATTAAAGGCGCTATATCTGTTTGTTTTTTATAAAAAATTACATCATTATCTTCGATAATATGATAATATTTAATATAATGTATAATATTATTATCTTTTTCACCTTCTTCACCTTTTTTTTGTTCTGCTTTTACAAGTTGATTATATACTACATTAGTTTTTATATTTTTATCTTCAGTTTTATTTAATATAATTTTACAATATCCATATGAATTTATTGTATTATATTCAATAATATATCTACTAACAAGTGTTTGTACATCATCATTAACGTCATAAGTAACACTACCTGATAATATTTTATTTTTTTCTTCGTCTCCAACAACTTCTTTAATTATATCTGGATTTGCTCCACCTGTTCCAGACATTATCTGTATTACAATGTCATCATCTTTTTTTATTTTCATAATATTAAAATTATGACAATCAGCACACAAATAAATACAATTATAATCAGCAAGTAATTTATAAAATTTATCAAATGTTTCATTTGTAATCTCTAAATTTTTGGTAAATTTATCTATACCATTTTTATCAGGCTTTATATAAAATAATGGAAAATGACCCATTACAAATATTTGTTTTTTTATTATATTTATTATTTCTTTTATCGTCATATTTTCAGGATATTGTGATAAACTATCAACAAAATCAGGTTCTTCTTCTAATTTTGTATAATAATTATTTAATTCATTTATTAAAGCTTCTTGTAATTTATTTTCAATAATTGAAATATAATTATGATTTGTAAAATTATTAGTATTTATTATTAAAACCATGTAATTATCAAATGATTTTATTTCTACCTCATCGCCGCTATATAACATTATTTCTTTGGAATTAAAATTAGGGTCATTTATATCTTGTTTTTTTAATTCTTCTGTATATTTTTCATTTAAATTTTCTAAATTTAATTCTTCAGCATAATCATCTGTAGAAACAGAATTTATAAATTTAAAAATAGGGTTATTTTTTTCATCATTATTATAATTATTATAATTAAATTTATTAAAATTACGATATTCAGTATTTTTTATTTTAGCATTATAAAATTTTTGTGTTGTAATCATACAATCTTTATTACTTGGTATTTTTAATTCATCAAAATTATCTTGGCTATCTTGCGATTCATCATGATTACCAACACATATATACACGTCTTTATTCATATTATATAAAGAATAATATCCAGATATTAAAATAGGTGTTACATAATGTGTTAAATCTTTTGCGTCCATAGATTCCAAATCGTCTTCATCATTGCTTATAATTTTTTTTAAGACTTCGTTATTATGTACGATAAAATTATACCAGTTATCACCAGCTATAAATACCTTATCTGTATATAATTCAAATTCTTTTATTGTATATAAAATTATATCGCGATATAAATATTTATTATCACAATTAATATTATTCCAACATCCAAAAAATAAAAATGTATTTGGAGAATCTTTTTTCATAAAATTTGCAGACATTATAATTTAATATTTATATTCTAATACAACTTAAAGAAAAAATAAAAAAATATTTATTATGTATATAATGTATTATAATTATATGTATTATTATATTTTTTTTTACAATATTTATCATAAAAAATATTAGTTACAATGAATGGTAACGATATTTTAATAGAATCGATAGGAATATATATCATCATATTAATCCATGAAATAATATTATTTATAGCTCTTTTTAAATTACGAACACCATCTTCTTTTTCGATATCATTGATAATATATTTTATTAATTCATTAGAAAACAATATATCATTCTTATTTAAATTATATTGTTTTAAAATTTCTGGAATTATATAATCCGTAGCTAATATTATTTTTTCATCATTATTATATCCGTTAACATTTATAACTATCATTCTATCTTTTAAAATAGGATTTATCAATGCTTCGTCATTATATGTAAATATAATCATAGCTCGAGATAGATTAAAATCTATTTCTTCAAAATATCTATCATTAAATTTATCATTTTGAACAGGATCTGTTATATGTATCAATGTATTTATAATTTCTTGACCTTTGTATGTATTAGAAACCTTGTCTAATTCATCAAACAATATTAATGGATTCATAATTCCCGTTTTCATTAATGATTCGCAAATTTTACCATAACATGAACCTTCATATGTATAAGAATGTCCTTTTAGAAAAGACGAATCGTCAGTACCACTTAAAGATATAAATACATTAGGATAATTTAAAGCATTACATATTCCTTCTTTAATTAATTTTGTTTTACCTACACCAGCACTTCCTTGAATTCCTATAATATAACCATTAGCTTTTGGAAATGATATTAATTGGGCAAGAACTCTGATAATTTGTTCTTTAGCATCTTTATGTCCGAATATTTTTTCATCCATTTGTGTTCTAATATAATTTAAAGATTTGCAAATTAAATCATTTCCATCAGTAATTTTAATAGGTATTTCATAATATTTATTGAATGGTATATTATTTAATGCTAATAACCATGTGCTTAATTTATAATATTCCGATGAATTGCTATTCATTTTATTAAAATGTTCAATTTTATTTATTATACTTTTTTTTGTTCTTACATTAATATCAGAATTAAGTATTTTAAAACGAATTGGTACATCAGTTAGAATTGAACTATTATCAACCTCTTCTTCTATATTAATTATTTCATTTTTATCATTTTCAGGTAAAATATCAAAAAATTTCTTTTCTATTGTAGTATATCTATTATAAAATTTATAATTTTTCTTTTGTATCGGATGTTTTTTTAGATTTATAGAATTTTGTATTATATTATTTTTTGGTTTAACTATTAAATATATTGTATTATGTGTATTTTCATCATATTCATCTTGAAATTTATTAAAATTATTATTATATAATATATTATCATTAGGTGATTTATATTTTTCATCTTCATTAGTTATATAATTTTTACATTCGCAATCTTCTTTTTCATTTTGATATATATTCTTATAATTACTATCATCTTCTTCATCTTCTTCATCTTCTTCATCTTCTTCATCTTCTTCATCTACTTCTTCATCATCTTCTTCATCATCTTCTTCATCATCTTCTTCGTCTTCTTCGTCTTCATCATCTTCGTCTTCTTCATCATCTTCGTCATCTTCATCATCTTCATCGTCTTCATCGTCTTTTTCGGCATCTTCATCGTCTTCATCATCTTCATCATCTTCTTTAATATCTTCTTCACAGACCTTTTTATATTCTTTACTTTGTTTATTTATTGCCATTTTAATAATATATAAAATTATTCATAAGTATTTTTAATATTAGAAAAAAAATTATTACACAGAATATTTATTAAATCTATATTTATATATTAATTATATTAATTAACAAAATAATTAGCTTATTAATTCCATCATATTTTTTTTAGTATTTGTTGAGCTAGAACCCATATTTTGCTGCATATTTCCACTACTCAAACTACTTTCAGAGCCACTTCCTGAAGATGATTCACCGCTGCCCATTTGTTTAGTTGAAGTTGTTTCTGTTTGAGTATTTCCGCAATTAAAATATAATCTATTATTTTTTAATACTGGTAAATCACATGATACTTCAATACCACTATTTGAATTCTCTTGATTTTCAAAACTTTCGTATGTTTTTTCAAATTCTTTACCCCAATAATAGTTGGAAGATATAGTTCTAACAATTTTGTTAATATTTATCAAATAATAGGTAAATAATATGATTATTAAAATGATAGCAATTAAAAATAATAATCCCATATATTTATTATTTGTAAAAAGGTTAATATTGTAAAAACTAACTATAATTATACCTAATAATATAATTGAAAATAGTGCAACATTATAATTTGCATTTTCATATTTAATCAAATCAGTATTTATATTAGCATCATTTGTTTTATTTTCAAGATAACTATTAACATAATTCTTATCATTATATCTGTGTGTTATTAATGAATTTAAATCATATTCTTTATTAAATAATGTTTGTGTATCTGAATATGTATATGATAATTTAATCAACTTAATTAAATCAGTAGCACATGTAGTTAATATATTTGTAACATATACTTTTTTTGTTTCTTTTAACGTAACATCATTCTCATGTTTTTGATTGCCTGCAATAGTGCTTGCTGGATTAACACATGATGCAGGACATAGAGAAGTTGTATATGCTGTTGTCATAGTTCCGGTAGTTGAAAAAGTTTCAATATAACTTTCATCTATATATAATGTATTAATTATATAGTATAATGATAATAATATAATAAGTGTACCGAAACATATTAAGGATATTAATTTCATTAAACCTATTTCAACTTTAGCAATATTTATAATAATTAATGTAAATATTATAAATATAATTATTAATGTAAATATTAATAATTCGTAATATAATATATTATTCCTTGATTTATTTGCGTCATATATTGATTTATTATTTAAAATTTTAGTTTTATTATAATTAATATTATCTTCAAATTTATTTATATTATTAGATAAATTTAAATTTTTATCTTCTAATTCAGTTATTCCAATAGCAAATAAATATACAGAAGTATTTGTATGTGTATATATAATATTATCATTAGTTTTAGAAGCAGATTTTAATGTTGTATCATGTTCTGAATGTTCTTCCATTAATATTTCCGGATCTCCTCTAGCAGATATAGATATTTCTGTAATTCTTGATTTAATATTATATTCAGGTATATATATTAAATAATTTTTCTTTGTATTAAATTGATCATTTATTAATTTAGCTTTTGTATTACTCATAGCTGATGAAACTCCTCCTGAAATCTTTTTAGTAGTATCATTAAAAGTAAAAGAACTAAATATTAATTCTGTAGGTTCTGCAGCATAATTATATCTATTTTTAAGTGGAATAACTTGGTTTATTTTAGCAATTTCATTTCCAATCTTATCTATATTATAATCAAGAACTGTTTTAAAATTCTGTATTGTTCTTGATGTTACTTCTTTTGTTTTTATATAATAAACAAAATTATCAGTATTGTTATAATAAGAACCTAAATTAGCAGAATAAGTTGTCTCTAAACTTAAACTAGGCTCAGTTAAATTAATTGTTAAGTCTGAAATATATTTTATAAATTTTGATTTTTTATAATCAGGATAATTTAAAACAAGACAATTTGTCAATGACCATGCTAAATTATGATAAATATTAATTGCATTTATAGAACATAATAGAAGTGTTTTTAAAGAATGTAAATAAAATTTTAAATATTCCAATGTAATTGCTAAATTATCATATTTAATATTTCTAATCATTATAAGAAACATTCTTATTAATTTTTGATAGGGTCTTTTAGCATCTGTATAAGCTCCCGATGGTTGGTTATCAAAAGAATATTCAACAAAACCATATGTATATTTCCCCCCCACATCAGAATAAATACCATCATGTAAAATTCCGTATCTATCAAAAAACGTTGTCGAAATTTGTTTGAAGGATGTTAGTTTTGCACTATCACTTGTTGGTCTAGTAGTGTCGCGCGCGCGACTAGTTATTTCACTAAAATAAGTATCTGAACCTTGTTTATTAAATTTGTCACCAATATATAAATATACACCATTATTACCTTGTTTATATTCAGAACCAGATATTGGATTATTAATAAACATTCCATTTTGTGAAGTATTAGAATATAAATTGTTACATACTATATGTATATCTTTATAATTCTTAATATTTATAGTACTTTCTGAATTTCGTGTTAGCGAGGCGTATGTTACAACATCATTATATTCTGGATAATTCAAAATATAATCTCGATCGGTTTGAATGGTTCGTAATGTATTATCCCACATATTTCTATTTCTTTCTTTGTCTTCATTTAAATTAATACTTAAAAAAGCTTCAACAATATTGATATAAACATCTAATAAAAAAATAGTAGAATATATTAGTCTTACGCTTTTTTCATCAAAACTTTGTGTATTATTATTAGTAATTTTATTATAATAAAGTAAATGCTGTTTTCTAGTACCAACATTTAATTGTTGTAACTTTGAGTTTGTATTGCTTGAGGTTGCTGCATTATAAACAGTTTGATCTATATTTAAATTAAAACAATTTTCTAAAATATTTTTAAAATTCTCCCTTGTTATTGATGATACATTAGTATTTCCATTGTTATCAGCAACAGATAAGAATGAATTTTGCGGATATACTGCTGATATGTCAGAATATGTTGTTATATTAAATAATGTATCAAATATATTGTTAAAAAATTTTTTTGAATTATCATAATCTCTAGCTGCTGCAAAAGATAAAGAATTATCCTTATTAGCATTATCTTTAATATTTCCAGAAATTCTTTTTAATTCTATGTATAAATCACTATAATTTTTAACGTCTGCCTTAGTATCTATCAAAGTTGTCATTATACTTAATTATTTACTACTCTATTATTTTAAAATATATTATATTTTTAAATACAAGATCTATATGAAAAAGATTCTCCACTATTTTCATTATATCTATTAATTTTAACTATATCTCCATGTTTTAATCCAATCCATTTAGCAATAGGATCACTTTGTAAAATAACATGCATATGTATTTTAGTCCTTGTCATATATTCTTTCATAAATTCTTTAACTTCTTCCTCTGTAAGTTTAGTATGAATAGGAACATATTCATGCTTTGTAGGATTAAACATTAATTGACGCAAAGTGAAATATTGCAATTGACCGCCATTTTTTTGAAATAATTTATCATATTTATTTAGTAATGATTTAACAGCTGTAGATATAGATTCGTTATTGAAAATTAATATTATATTATTTTTTGAACCATATTTACTTATAAAATCATGGATATTATTACTATCTTTTATTTTTTCTTTCAATTCATCAATTATTGTTTTTCTCAATTTTTTAGTAAGTGCATAAATTACGGAAGTATTTGAAGTTTGAATATCAATAACATTTCTATCTGTTTCAAAATCTTCTTTATTCATTGATAATAAGTGCTCTTTAAATATAGACATATCATCACCTCTACAAGATAACATTTCTTCAATGTTTGAATTAACTATATCAATATCCATTATCTATTCTATAATAATTATATCTTATTATTATATAATAATAAAAAAGTCAATTTTTATTAATTATTTGTGTTTTTGCTTTTTCAATTATTTTAGGGTCTATATAACTATTCTTACATACGGCTGGTGTATTGTGTAATTTATTTGCTGTAAATTCTAATGCTTTTTTTATTGGGTTTTTACAATCAATTGATTTATTGAAAAAATTAATAAATAAATTATTAGCATTCCATGTTCTTAAATCTTTAGTAGTTATTTTAACTTTAAGTTTATTTTCTAAATATCTATTAACATCGTTTGAATTTACACATGTATCTTTATATGAAAATATATATTGATTATTAATATCTTCATTTTTTTCTTGTATATTTATTAGTTTATTTAATAAATAATTATATATATATTTATTATTACATATTGCTTTATTCTGTACACCTTTTTTTCCTATAAAATCAAATATTATCAAATTTTTGTTATCTTCGCATATATTTATATGTGAAAATTTTAATGTAGTTAATCCATGTGAATTATTTTCCTTCTCATATTTTTTATTACCAATTCTAAATCCACAAGATAATATTAATGTTATAATTATAGCTATTATTTTAATTTTTTCATTTGTAGATTTAATATCTTTAGCAACAGCATTTTTAATTTTTAAAAAATATTTTTCAAAATCTTCTATTTTATCATATTTTTTGCTATTTTGTTTTTTTATATATTCACTATTGTATATAACTTGCTTTCTATTTTTACTATCATAACCATAAGCTAATATTTTTTTATTATTAACGATTAATACATTTTGATAAGCTGGAGGTATTTTCATATTTTTAATTTTTTCCAATAATTTTACATCAGTAATTTCATCATCGTTTTTATAATATTTAAATCCACTAGTATAAGAGCCAATGCGTTTTATTTTCATTTGTTTTAACTATTATAAATAAAATATAATTATGATGTTATAAAATGATATAAACATATGATAATATATGTAATCATAAATAGAATACATAATGGCACAACAAAAAAAAGCAGCTCCTACTACTCCTGTACCACCAGTACAAACACAACAACCCGCTTCTCAGCCTTCTCTAACAGAAGCTAAACAACAAGTTAAAAAAATTGTAGCTGCTAAAGTAACTACTGATAAACCAGTTGTACTAAAAGATAATAAACTACCTAAAAGTGTAGCTGTTGTACCTGAGAATGTTGAACAAGAAAATGTTCCCGCTAATATAGAAGAAACTCCCAAGGATAATCTTGTAAGCACTATCATTGATAAAGTAAACACTCTTTTTGTAAGTTTCAAGGAAGTTCAAGCTCTACTAAAAGTTTTAAGCAAAGAATATGATAAGCAACAAAAAATTATCGAAAAAGCACAAAAGAAACGTCAAAATGCTAAAAATTCACCATCTGGTTTTGCTAAACCAAACAAGATTTCCGATGAATTGTGTGATTTCATCGGTGTTCCCCATGGAACTGAAAAATCACGCACCGATATTACCCGCTTTATCAACACTTATGTAAAAGAACATAATCTCAATAAACCAGAAAATAAACGATTTATTCTTCCCGATGATAAACTAAAAAAAATTCTAAATGTCGGTGATAAAGAAGATATTAATTATTTCATCCTACAAAAATTAATTTCTCATCATTTCCCTCCATCTGCCAGCAAACAAGCTCAAGCAGCTACTGCTTAAAAATTAAAATTTAATTACATTTTTTATTTTTTTATATAATTTATATAAAAATTGATATAAATACATAACTATTATATAATAATAATATGAATTATTACGATAGCATTAATACTCATGTTGTTTCTGCTTCTTTAGTAGAAGCCTCAGAGTTCTCAGAAGATCCTTTAACTAACATAACATTAACTAATAATGGAGGTGTATCATTAAAGACGACAAATAATGTAATTGTAGATTATTTTATGTTATTTATGAGAGACTTAGATATTGTTACAAGTTACGATTATTTGGAGAAATGCTGGAAAGAAGACCCGATAAAAACTGTTGCTATTATTTTTAATGGACGTGATAGAGATAAGGGTAAAAAAGAAAAAAGAGTTTCAAATGATGCTATGTTATGGTTAAGAAAAAATAAATTTAGTACATACGTTTTTAATATTAAAAAATATGTTGAAAAATATGGATGTTGGAAAGATCTTAATTATATCGCATATAAGTTAAAAAGTAGGGACCAGAATTATGAACTTAGATTATTTGCTGATAAATTGATGGAAGATAAAATAAATTTAGAGAATAATAAAAGTGTTTCTCTTTGTGCAAAATGGGCTTCAAGTGAAAATGATAAGTATGATAAAAAAAGACAATATGCTAAGAAAATTGCTTCAATACTTTATGGAAATAAGGATATACAAAAAATGAAAAAGTACAGAACTGAATACTTAGTACCTTTGAGAAAACAAATTGATATAGTTGAAACAAAATTGTGTGCTGAAATGTGGGGTGATATTGATTATGAAAAGGTTCCTTCAATTGCTTCTAATAAATTAAAAAAAACATTTCTTAAACATGATGAAGAGAGATATAAGAAATATCTTGAAGATGTAAAAAATAATAAGAAAAAAATTAATGTTAAAGGAATTCTTCCTCACGAGTTAGTAGCGAATTATATTAAAGATGATAATGACTATATTAAAAACATTGATAATATTGTAGAATGTGAAACTACTGAACTTCAGTGGAGAACAATAGTAGAAAATGTTAAGAAGTCTGGAAATTTAAACAATTCTATCTCTATAGTGGATCTTTCTGGTTCTATGTTTAATGCGGCAAATGGAAGTATTCCCGCGCAAGTAGCTATTGCCTTAGGCATTATTACATCGGTATGTTGTCAAGGACAATTTAATAATAAATTAATTACATTTAGTGAAGAACCTGAAATAATTAAATTGCCTGATGTAGAAAATGATATTCCGAAGCTTATAGATTGTATTAAGATTATCTTTAAAACAAATTATGGATTTAGTACTGATTTTGTAAAATGTAATGATTTGATTATTAATTATGCTAATTTGTTTAATGTACCTAAAGAAAATATGCCTAAGAAAATGTTTGTATTTACTGATATGCAGTTTAATAAAGCTTCTAATAATTCTCCAAACATTAATACAATATATAAAAGCATAATTAAAAAATATAATGACAAAAATTATGATGCACCTAAGTTTATATTCTGGAATCTTAATTCAGATAGCCGTGAAGTGTTTCCTGTAAATTGTGATACAGAAGGAACAGCAATTATTTCAGGATTTTCAGAACAACTTCTAAAAATATTTATGCTCTATGATGATTTTAAGCCAGAAATAGTAATAAATGAAATTTTAGAACCATATATGAAAGAGGTAATTATTGGCGATGATTAATGATTTATTAATAAATGCCTAAAAATGGCAATAATTTATATATTATATATAATTTTTATTTTTTATCATTTTATAAAAATATTATAAAAAATGATTATTTTCTATTATGATGTTAATTTACAAAGTCCTAAAAAGCCTAAGATATTATGAACTTTACTGATATGAACTTTACTGATAAGGATTATTTATCAATTATCATTAAATATTTTCAAGGCTATAGTGAACTTAAAAAGTTGAGCGAGATAAATAAGTCTTCTAATATCTTTGTTGAAAGCAAGACAAAATTTAGAAGTATAGTGAGAGATAAGAAAAATAAGTATAATTGTGATATGTTAAAATGTTATTTAATTAAAAAAGTTAGTTATGAACTTAATAATAATGATTATAAGAACACACTAAATAAGGTTAGGAAAAGTGTAAAAAACTTCAGAAATCTTACAGATAAAGAAAATTGGTATATGACATATAAAATAAATGTGCATATATATACCAATTCAATGAATAAAAATTGCTTACCTTATTTAGAAGAAATTATTTCATATTATTTTGATGAAAAAAAAAAATATTATTGGTTGGATATTGATAATGTATCAATACATATATCAAAAATATTATATAATATAATATTATCTATTGATAATAATTATAAATTGAAAAACGAAAAAATTCTATTGTGGATATCAACAAATAAAAAATAGAATATTTAATTAGAATAAGCTAAACCACCCATACCAGATAATATTCTAAGAACGTTGTAATTTACAGCATATATATGTATAGAACCTTCAATTTTGGAAGATAATGATAGAACAGCAGTATCAATACGAGACATATTTAAAGTTCCACTTGGTTGATGTTCTTCGGGTTTAATAGCGAAGGAATAAACGTTAATACCTTTGTGGTAATCATCGGGAGTATTTTCGTGATGTTGATAAGGTTGTACTAAAGAGAAATAATCTCCTCTTCTTTGCGAAAAGCGATCATTACCATTAAGCATTATTTTAGCTTGCATAACAGGATTTGTGGAAGCAATATAATCATTGGGAGATGATGTAGTAGATAATGGTTCTGCTGTTGAAAAGTTATTCCAATAAACATTATTATCAGTTTTTCTAATAGCCCATATAAGTTCTTTACAAGGGTGATTGAAATTCATACGCATACTTTTCATACCATCTTCATTAGCAGAAGCGGTAATATTGTCAGTTCCAGTAAATTGAAGTTGTTCTATTAAATATTCATGAGATAATTGAGCAAATCTTCTGCGTTCATCAGTATCTAAGAATATATAATCAACCCATAATTTTGGAGAATCAAGAGTTATATTAGGTCCGGTATAAGTATTATTTTTTACAGCAGGTGCTTCAAAAGTAGAATTTTTTGTTCCTACATCAATTAAATTTGATTGTGATTCATATTCTACATTAATTTTTACTTCGTGATATTGTAATGCTATTAAAGGTAAAGCTAAACCTACATTGCGGCAAAACCAGAATTCAAGAGGTACATATAATTCATATGATTTTGATGTTTCAAGTAAAGTACAAGTATTTTCTTTGTTTGCTCCAATCATTTTATAATAACCCTCGCGTTTGCCAAAAGGTAAAGATAATTCATTCCATATATATAACCATTCGGAATAATGTTTATCTATACGTTGACCACCTATTTCAAGTTCAATAGTTTTTAATAATCTTTGTCCAAAATTTGGAACTAAAGCTACACTTGAGGATGAATTATTTTTAATTTTTCCATAGAAGTAAACACGATGTATTAAATCTCCGTTGCGTGTTAACTGGAAAGTAGCACGAGAACCAAGTGAATTGCTTCCGGTTGCTGTTTGTTCTATAGCTTCAATAGCGAAGTTAGTATGACGACGATAAACTACTTTGAAAAAGGTAATTTGAGGATTACCAGTTAAATAAACATCCTGGGCACCATAAGCAACTAATTGAAGAAGACCACCACCCATTTACGCT